CTGGATGAAAAGCGGGAAAACCTACAAACTAATGAAAAATCCTGCAGGCGGCTACAAACCGCATAAAGGAGCATCGAAGTCTGCAAACTTTGAAGTTCAAAAAGTCCACAAAAAGTAAGGAGATAGTTATGCCAATGGGTAAATATGGAAGTGTAAAAGCAAAGCCTCCCGCAAAGAAAAAGAAAAAAACTGCTGCTAAAAAATCACCTAGCAAGAAAAAAACTTACTAAAATGCCTAAGAAAAAGAAAAAGGCAAACGATGCGTGTGCAAAGAAGGTCAAAGCCCGTTACAAGGTATGGCCTTCTGCGTATGCGTCTGGTGCTGTAGCTAAATGCCGTAAGGTAGGCGCTAAGAATTGGGGTAAGAAAAGTGGCCGTAAGAAAAAGTAAAAAAGGAGCAGCACTAAAAAAGTGGTTTAAAGAAGAGTGGGTTGATGTAAAGACCGGAAAACCCTGCGGTCGCTCTGGTAAGGACAAAAAGAAGCGTCCGTACCCCTCTTGCCGCCCTAAAGCAGTTGCCGCTAAGATGACAAAAGCAGAAAAAGCCTCATCATCTAGGCGCAAAAAGGGGCCAGCTAGAATTAAGCACGACGTTACTGCGTCAGGTAGAAGGCGAAAAACTACCAAAAAACGAAAATAATGCTTGACTTTTGTTAAAAATTATGATATAATATAAAGTGTACATAAGTACACGTTTTTAATAGAGACAACCCAAGAGGCCTCAAGTGGATCAAGAAACTCAAGAATACTACGACAATTACTTTAGTCTTTTTCTAACAGACGGTTGGAAGCAACTAACGGAAGATTTTTCTAACAATGTGCTTTCAATCAATAGCGTAGAAGCAACTAAAGATGCTGACGATATGTACTTTCGTAAGGGACAACTAAACGTCTTAGCCCACTTACTAAACATGGAAACTATCGTTACAACAAACTACGAAGAAGCATCAAAGAATACTGAAGATGATTAAGGTATTTGAATTTCGTTGTACAAACGGACACGTTTTTGAAGAATTTGTAGAAGCAGGTACTACAACCAGTAGGTGCGGTTGCGGTGCTAACGCTACAAAAATTGTCTCAGCTACTCGACACATGCTTGATGGATCTTCTGGGGATTTTCCCGGTAGGCACATGAAGTGGGTTAAAGAACACGAAGAAGCTGGACGCAAAGGAAGGGAATCTCAAGAGAGGTAACTCCCATTTTGTTTCTCCATAACCTAACACTAGGCGGGGTAAGTTTACAATGTCAAGAGCGACACTAATTGATGAGCGTCAAGAAGAAAATCTAGGAACAACGGATCAACTCGACACACAGGACACCGTAGAGACTCCTCAAGAAGAGGAACAACCTCAAAATCCTGAAATCCCAGAAAAGTACCAAGGTAAGTCTGTAGAAGAACTTGTACAGATGCACCAAGAGCTTGAGAAGTTTTCAGGCAAGCAGAGTACGGAAGTTGGCGAGCTACGAAAAGTTGTTGATGATTATATTCAAACACAGACACAACTCGAAAACCAAGAAGCACCTCAAGAACAGCAAAAAGATGATGAACTAGATTTTTTTATAGATCCAGCTTCTGCTATTAACCGAGCTATAGACAACCATCCTAAGATTAAAGAAGCGCAAGCGTACACTGAACAATATAAAAAGCAAGCAACGCTAGCACAACTTCAGCAGCAACACCCAGATATGGAAGCAGTGCTTCAAGATCCTAAGTTTGCTGAATGGATCAAAGGATCAAAAGTCCGAACACAGTTGTTTGTTCAGGCTGACCAACAGTACGATTACGATGCGGCCCACGAACTGTTTACTCTTTGGAAAGAAAAGAACCAAGCAGTTCGGCAAACAGCGCAAGCTGAAAAAGCAGCCCGTAAAAGTTCAGCTAAGTCAGCCAACACAGGCAATGCTCGCGGAACAGCAGAAGGGTCGCGCAAGAAAATTTATCGTCGTGCTGACATTATTAAACTCATGCAAGACGACCCTGATCGCTACATGGCACTACAGCCTGAAATTATGGCAGCCTATGCGGAGAAAAGGGTCAGATAGCCTAAAGGAGAATTATCATGGCTACAGCAACTTATCCCGGCGCGGCTGGTAATACAGCCCTAACGGAAGCGGCAACTTTTGTACCAGAAATCTGGTCGGATGAAATTATCGCTTCTTATCAAAAGAACCTGAAAATGGCTCCCCTTGTCAAGCGTATTGCTATGACTGGCAAGAAGGGTGACGTTATTCACATTCCTAAGCCTACTCGCGGCGATGCCAATGCTAAAGCGGCTGACACTGCAGTAACGATTATTGCCAACACTGAATCAGAGTTGCAAGTTACTATTAATCGTCACTTTGAGTACTCGCGTCTGATCGAAGACATCGTAGAAGTACAGGCTCTGTCCTCTCTGCGTCAGTTCTACACCGAAGACGCTGGTTACGCTCTGGCTGTACAGGTTGATAACGACCTTCATGCGGCTGGTACTGGTTTTGGCGACGGTGGCGCTGTTGTATTTAGCCCCGCTGCTACTGACTACCAGCACACTGGTTGTTTCTTTAACGATAACGGTACTACCACTCAGTACACTGATGACACCCTCGTAGCTGGTGACGAGTTTACGGATGCTTTCTTCCGTGACATGATCCAGAAGATGGATGACAACAACGTACCGATGGAAAACCGTAACCTGATCATCCCGCCTGCAACGCGCAACGCGATTATGGGCATTGATCGGTATGTGTCTTCTGACTTTGTAAGCGGTAAGAGTGTTGAGTCAGGCCTGATTGGTAACCTGTATGGCGTAGACGTTTACGTTTCTGCCAACTGCAGAACCATTGAGGCGGCTGCTGACAACACCGCTGGAAGCGTTGATACTCGCGCTGCCCTGCTGTTCCACACTGACGCTGTTGTTATGGCGGAGCAACTGGCTGTGCGTTCTCAGACTCAGTACAAGCAAGAGTACCTGTCTACTCTGTACACTGCTGACACCCTTTACGGTGTTCAGGTGTATCGTCCTGAAGCTGGTTTTGTTCTGGCAGTACCTTCTGCCTAATAGAACTACGGGGTCGGCAACGGCCCCTTTTCTTTTCTTTCTTGTTTTTCTTGGAGTAGTTCATGGCTACCACTATTAAACTTAAAAATGGATCAGGCGCGCCTGCAGCTAGTGATTTAGTCCAAGGCGAACCAGCTATTGATCTGACTAACAAGCGCCTTTACACAGAAAACGCAAGTGGCGTTGTTATTGAAGTAGGATCAAACCCAAGCAGTCTTTCGATTGGTGGCACTGCTGTTACTGCAACAGCGGCAGAAATTAATATCTTGGATGGCGTTACATCCAGTACTGCAGAACTCAATATTCTTGATGGGGTAACGTCTACAGCCGCAGAGCTAAATATTTTAGATGGCGTTACTTCTACCACGGCTGAACTAAATATCTTAGACGGTGTAACGTCTACAGCAGCCGAACTTAATATTCTTGATGGCGTAACCAGCACAACGGCAGAGCTAAACATTCTTGACGGCGTTACCTCTACTGCGGCTGAATTGAACATTCTCGATGGTGTTACAGCAACCGCAACAGAGCTTAACCTCCTTGACGGAGTTACGGCTACAACTGCTGAATTAAATTATGTAGACGGTGTTACATCAAATATTCAAACTCAACTTAACTCAAAAGGTACTGGATCTGTATCTAGTCTTTCTGATTTGAGTATTACTGCTACTGCTACAGAGCTTAATGTTCTTGACGGCATTACAGCTACTACCGCAGAGCTTAATATTTTGGATGGTGTTACCTCTACGGCAGCGGAACTTAACATCTTAGATGGTGTTACTAGCACCGCTACAGAGCTAAACATCCTAGACGGAGTAACCTCTAGTACAGCAGAACTTAACATTTTGGACGGTGTGACAAGCACTACTGCTGAACTAAATATACTAGACGGTGTTACAGCTACCGCTACAGAACTCAATGTTCTCGATGGCGTTACGGCGTTTCTTGATGAGGATGATTTTGCTAGCAACTCAGCAACAGCTATTCCTAGTCAACAGTCAGTAAAAGCGTATGTCACTTCAAGCGTAACTTCTGCAGGCGGTCTTTCAAATGTTGTAGAAGACACAACTCCACAGCTAGGCGGAAGTCTTGATGTAAATGGTCAAGATATTGTAAGTGTGTCTAATGGGAATATTACGCTTACACCAAACGGATCTGGCTTAGTAAGGCTAGACGGTAACGTAGATATTCAGTCAGGTGAGATTGTTCTTAAGAACTCTGGCTCAGTATCTAACATTAAGCTGTATTGCGAATCTAGCAATGCTCACTACACTCAGCTTCAGTCAGCGGCTCACAGTGCTTATAGCGGCAATGTAACAGTAACGCTTCCTGCAGCTACAGATACGCTGGTGGGTAAAGCAACAACCGATACACTCACAAACAAAACACTTACATCTCCTAAGATAAATGAAGATGTGGCAGTTACCTCAACAGCTACAGAGTTGAATATTCTTGATGGTGTTACAGCTACTACAGCAGAACTTAACTATGTTGATGGCGTTACATCAAATATTCAAACTCAGCTAGATGCTAAAGCTCCTGTAGCTTCACCAACCTTTACAGGTACGGTTACGATTCCTACTGCTGATGTAAACGGTGGAAACATTGACGGTACTACCATTGGGGCTTCTACTGCTGCTGCGGGTACGTTTACCACGTTTACCTCAAACGGTATTGATGATAATGCTGATGCTGTAGCTATAACCATAGATAGCTCAGAGCGTGTTGGCGTTGGCACTACGTCCCCTGAAGCAAAACTTCATGTAAATTTAGCTGGCGGCGGAACTTTAACTTTATCTGACCAAGCGGCTTCTAGTGACGGAGATCAACTAGGAGGTATTTCTGCTGCGGCTGGTTCTGGTACGTTCTATTCAGGAATAAACTTTTTTTATCACGATAGTGACGATGGTGAGATTAGATTTAGAACAAAGGTAGCCAACTCAAATACCGATGTAATGACTATTGTGGATGGTAACTGCGGCGTTGGTATAACCAGCCCTCTTGTTCCGTTACACGTTGCTGGTTCTACGTCAGACGCTGACGGGGCGCTTGGTTCGCAATCACCGCTGTTTTCAATACAAGGCGGCAACGCAAACAATCAGCTTGAGTTTGGCATGGATAACAGTGGCGCAACCGCCGTTGGTTTTATTCAATCACGAAACCTTTCGTCAGGCGCTCAAATTATATCCTTAAATCCAAAAGGCGGTAACGTAGGTATTGGTACTACGAGTCCTGCACAAACATTAGATGTAAACGGGACGGCTGTATTTGGTTCTGGCACTACTCGTTTAATTACATATTCCGATAGCTCATACAGCGGCTTTTTTAATGGCTCTAGCCTCACAAGCGATGAGTCTATATATATGGGCGGTGGCAATATATATTTTTACAGTGATGGCGCAGAAGATATGCGGCTAGAGGCTGACGGCGACCTACACGTTGATGGCAACGTAGTCGCTTACTCTACAACCATATCTGACGAACGCCTCAAAGATGACGTACAGGACATTACAGGCGCATTAGACACTGTAGACGCACTGCGTGGCGTAACCTACACATGGAACGCAGGATCACGAGAAGGTGAGCGTGACTACGGTGTAATTGCTCAAGAAGTCGAGCAAGTTATTCCAGAGATCGTACACGACACAACAATGCCTTTGTTGGGCGACGAAGAAACTGTTTACAAGACGGTTGACTACGAAAAGCTGTGTGCAGTGTTAATCAACGCTGTGTCTGAATTGCGAGCAGAAGTGGAGGCTTTAAAGAATGGCGCTTCAGTCTAGCGGTCAGATTAGTCTTAACGACATTCACGTTGAGGCAGGCGGTTCATCAGGGTCTGAGGTTAGCATTAACGACTCTGATATTCGTGATTTGATTGATGCAAGCTCTGGGGCTGAAATGGAGTTTGCTGATTTTTATGGCGCTAGTAGCTTCTCGGCAAGCGGAGGGACTACTTCTACGTCAGGTGGTTATACATACCACACCTTTACATCTTCTGGCACTTTTACGGTAACTGGCTCCAAAGCATTTGATTACTTAATTGTTGCTGGAGGAGGAGGCGGTGGTGCGCGACACGCTGGTGGCGGTGGTGCTGGAGGTATGATTACGGGAAGTGCTACAAAATCAGCCGGGAATTACTCTGTTGTTGTCGGCGCAGGTGGCGCTCATGGCTATGATGGTACGACTACCGACAGTACAAATGCAGTAGGAACAAGCGGGTCTAACTCGTCCGTATTTTCTGTAACTGCTACTGGCGGTGGCGGCGGTGGCGGTGGTTGGAACAGCGGCGCTGGTGATTTTGTGGGCCTCGACGGAGGATCTGGTGGAGGCGGTGCTGGGATGAATGGCCCTGCTGGTGACGGTACTTCTGGACAAGGTAATGACGGCTCTGCTGGATACCAGTGGCTTTACAACGGAGGCGGCGGTGGCGGCAAAGGCGCGGTTGGAGGTGCAGGCGGTAACAACTACGCCGGTGACGGAGGTAACGGGCAGGCTTGGCATGGAACCACCTATGCTGGAGGCGGTGCAGGCGGTTCTTGGAGCGGCACCAATGGTGATGGAGGTTCTGGCGGAGGCGCTAACTCTCAAGAGCTATGGAACGGCCCAACAAGCAGTCAACACGCAACCGTTAACACAGGCGGTGGTGGTGGAGGCGGTAGCTATTATTATAGTGGTAGTAATGGCGGCTCAGGCATTGTAATTATTAGGTATCAAACTTAACGGAGCTTGATATGGCGCACTTTGCCGAAATAGATGACAACAATAAAGTATTACGGGTTTTGGTAGTTGGTGACGACCAAGAGCATCGTGGACAAGATTTTTTAGCTAACGATTTAAATCTTGGGGGAACGTGGATTCAATGTTCTTATAACAACAACATTAGAAATCATTTTCCAACACAAAACTCTACATATGATCCAGTTAATGATGTATTTATTAAGCCTTCGCCGTACCCATCGTGGTCTTTAAATGAAGACTTTGTTTGGGTGGCTCCTGTCTCAAAACCAGAAGATAAAGATGATGGAAACTGGTATTGGATTGAAGAAGAACAGCAGTGGAGATTTGTTTTAGATGCGGACATTGCAGATTTTTATGCTGAATTAAGCTCGTCAAAAGAACCAACTAACTAAAGGCGGTATCAAATGTTAGAAGAACATAGGCTCGACAGGATTGAGCAGAAGCTCGACAAGCTAACTGAAGCGGTATCACAGATTGCAAGGGTTGAAGAGCAAATGCTGTCTGTGTTTAAGCGTATGGATAGGCACGAAAAGCGACTAGACGATCAGGAGGATGATCTACGAGAGCTAACTACAGATGTACTGGCTAACTCAGGCTCTGTTAAGAACGCTGAAAGATTCTTCTGGATAGCGGTTAGCGCGTGTGCTTCTATACTTGTTTACATGGTGAGATAACGTATGTGGCAAGCACTCATATCACCTATTGCTAGTCTTTTAGGTCAGGCACTAAAAAACAAAGCCGAAGAGAAGAAAGCAGTACACGCGGCTAAGATGCAGGTAATTCAAAACACTGCGTCTTGGGAACAGCTTATGGCATCTGCCAGTGCTACCTCGTGGAAAGACGAGTGGTTTACTTTGTTGCTCTCAGCGCCCGTAGTTGCGCTTATGTGGGGTATTGGGATGAATGACGTAGAGATTATAGACCGTATTGGTCTTGCCTTCAGTGAGCTTAACAGGCTCCCTAGTTGGTATCAGTATTTGTTATTCATGGCGGTCTCAGCCTCATTCGGTATCAGGGGAGCTGACAAGCTGTTGGCCCTGAAGGGGAAGAAATAGATGGCCCGAGAGCTAGACATTTTTCAAGACACTACTAAAGAAGACGCGTTTCCTGTTATGGAATCACAGCAGGGCGGCGGCGATGATGATTTAATTTACATTCGTGGGCGCGGCTACCCTTTAGATTATTTGGTACAACTTCTGATAGGAGGCCGTAACTCAAAAATCAATCCCCAAGATTTTCCCGGCGCTTATGGCAGTTCATTTGGCGGCGGGCAAGCCAGCGCCATTGCTGCTGTTCTTGGCGCAACTGGCCCAACTGAATCTGCGGGAGGTAAAGCCGCTATTGACCGCCTGCAGAACCAAGCAGACAGAGCAGCCTGTAATCTTTCTGGTGGCTTTTACACGCAGGGCGGCGAGTGTCTTACAAACGAAGAGGCAATAACGCGAGTTAGCGAAATACTAAATAACCCGGATGCTCCTAGTGTATTAGTAGACAGAGCTAATGAGTGGCTTAACAGAAATTTGCCTGATTTAGACTCTGAAGCAGACGTAGATTATGGTGGCGCTGACCCAGACGATCAAGACATTACTGGAGAGGGGTCAGATATAGGAGACGACTTTGGTGTAGACGTTGATATTAATATGCCTACTGTTGATCGTCCTGACCCAGATGACGATGACCCAGATGGCGGTGGCGGAGCATCTGAAGATCCTAGTGCTGACGATAGCGATAGCGACACTGATGCTAGCTCTAGTACGGACGATAGCGACACTGCTGCTGGCTCTAGTGCTGGTAGCACAGGAGGCGACTCAACAGTTATTAATGAGACGGACGAAGAAGTAAGCACTGGTGGCGAAGAAGTTGATGGAGACGGAACGCAAACGGGGTCTGAGTACAGGTGGAAGTACATTGGAAATGGGTGTTTTGTACAGATAGATGAAAACGGCGTTGAAATTCCCGGTACTAAAGTTTGTGATCCTGATTACACAAAAGAAGACTACGGACTTTACAGAGTAGGTGGGATATTTGGTAGAGGGGACGATCCTCCGTTTGGGTCGCCAGATGGTGACGACGGCGAAGAAACCGCTCCTGCTGACGATCAGCCTCCTCCTAGACCCGAAGGAACTGATTTAGGTTATGAGTGTTTGCCTAATGGCGACAAGATTGTTTACACAGCAGACGGAGAAGGCGGCGCTACCGTTAAAATTATTAAGGGCGGCTGTTTAGAAGAAGAGGACGACGGTATGGGCCTTCCTTCTGTAGTTCCTCCTTTGCCTGATGGTGACGACAGCAGTGACGATAGTGATGATACTGCTGACACAACCGATACTACCGATACTACCGATACTACTGATACTACTGATACAACTGATACAACCGATACAACCGATAGTAGCGATGATTCGGACAGCACCGGAGATACTGAAGAAGGGGAAGCTGAAGAAGATTCTGACGGCGACGGAACAGAAGGAGCAGGAGAAGAAGGCGACGGCGACGACGGTAAAGGCGACGATGGCACTGGTGAGGGCGATGGTGGTGACGGCGAAGGTGATGGTGACGGCGGACAACGCAGTCTTGCAAGCACCCCTTCTGGTGTTACCTTTGGAAGCAATCAAGGAGTAACCGGACTTGATTACACCGCGCAGCCTGTTCCCGGAATGTTGTCGTCCGCACACGTACCTGCTATGAAAGACTTAAACACTTTTTTAGGAAAACTACTAAAACAACGGATGCTAACATGACTCAGCAATATGGTGGCGGTCTTACTCCACAACAACAAACACAATTTAGTGATTGGTGGCTGAACAAAAAGTACGGCGGCGATCTTAATAACGTCGAAGGACTTTACCAAAACGAAACTACTGGTAACTGGCAGGCTGACCCTAATCAAATTTTTGACATTAATCCTGAAACTGGTCAGAAGGGTCAATTTAAGTACATGGCTACTCCTGCCTATGTTGGTTGGATTGACGTTACTGAGCCCTTGTTCTACACAATTACCAACGCAGATGGGAGTACTTTTGAAGTTGAAATGACTCGCAACCGCCATGGTCTATATGCGCCTGAAGAGTTTCTAGATTCATCTGGTCAGCGAATTATATTCAACACAAACCCTAACACTGGCGAGGAAGGCAAGTGGGTATGGTTAGGCACTATGGGCTGGACTAATACAGAAGGCGATCCTCAAGAGCCGCTAGCTCCCGGAACGCCTACGTTTGGCAACTTTGGGGATGGTTCTATTGTTGGCCCTGCTGGATCAGAGGTAGACACCTCAGACAGCACGGATAGCACGGATAGCACGGATAGCACGGACGATTCAAGTAGTTCAGTCGGCAGCGTTGACGAGACGGTCGCAACAGAAAACCCGTTTGAGGGTGCTTCAGCATCCGGTTTTTCGGACGAGGCTTCTGGTATGAGTTCTGCTGGCATGGGATTTAGTGCGCCTATGGGCCTCACTTATTCTCCACAACAAGTCCAAGAATCAACACAAATGTCTGCTAACGTAGATTACGTTCAAGAGCTTAACAACTTACTTATAGCGGATGTTGTAGGCAATATGTTGACAGGTAACAAAGTATGACTTATTTAAATTTAGTAAACAACGTACTTAGACGCCTCCGAGAAGATGAGGTGAGCAACGTATCAGAAAACACCTACAGTAAAATGGTAGGTGATTTTGTTAATGATGCCAAAAAATTTGTTGAATCTGCTTGGGATTGGTCTGCACTTAGAACCGTACTTACGATTACAACGGCGGCTGATGATTATACTTATTCACTAACAGGTTCTAAAAACAAAGTTAAAATTCTTAATGCAATTAACGACACATCTAATCTTGCGTTGCAGTACCAGACGCAAGTATGGTTTGATGAGCAATACCTTATTAACACTCCCGCTTCTGGCGCTCCTGAGTACTACACGTTTAATGGTGTAGACACTAACGGAGACACGCAGATTGATCTGTACCCAAAACCGGACGCAGCCTACAGCTTAAAAGTTAAGTGTACCTTACGCAACGCAGAGTTGAGTAACGACACAGACACTTTGGCTATACCCAGTGAGCCAGTAATTCACATGGCAATAGCCTTGTTAGCGCGTGAGCGGGGAGAAACAGGCGGCACATCAGCACCTGAGTACTTTGGTATTGCTGATAAGTACCTGTCTGATGCGATTGCCTTGGATGCACAAAAGCATCCTGAAGAAGTTGTTTGGTACACTCCTTAAGGAGACTAGTGCATGGCACAACCACTACAAAGTATTAATTTAGTTGCTCCTGCATTTAAGGGCGTCAATACGGAAGACTCTCCGATTGCACAAGACCCTTCATTTGCAGATGTTGCAGATAATGCCATTATTGATAAGCGTGGTCGTATCGCTGCGCGTAAAGGTATTGAGGAAATTACTACAAACAAAACTGCATTAGGTACTGATTACGTACACAAGGTTCATCACTTTTATGATGACGCAGGTAACGAGGTAGTATTTACTGCAGGCAACAACAAGATTATGACAGGGACTACTACCCTGACTGACGTTACGCCCGGATCATACACAATCTCCGCTAACAACTGGAAGATTGTAAACTTTAACGACAAGGCGTACTTCTTTCAGCGGGGGTACGATCCTTTAGTGTACGACAACGCTACTGGTCTTCGTACATTTACTGTAGCTAACGGCGGTGCTACTGCGGCAACCCTGAAGTGTCACGAGGCTTTGGCTGCGTATGGTCGTTTGTTTATTGTAGACAACGCAACTGACACTCAGACTATATACTGGTCAGACCTTTTGGACGGCAGTGATTTTTCTGGCGGTTCTAGTGGTTCTATAGATGTATCTAAGGCGTGGCCTGATGGATACGACGAAGTTAGAGCATTGGCTGCTCACAACGATTTGCTTATTGTTTTTGGTAAGCACAGCATTGTTGTATATTCAGGCGCTTCTAGTCCTGCAAGTATGGCGATAGCAGATACTATTGCAGGCGTTGGGTGCATCTGTAGAAACTCTGTACAGCACATTGGTACAGATGTGTTGTTTATGTCTAATTCAGGTTTGAGGAGCCTTGGTCGTGTTGTTCAAGAAAAGTCTCTTCCTATATCTGACTTAAGTTTAAACATCAAAACAGAACTAATTTCAGTAATAGATTCAAGAACTGAACCTACTGCTTCTGTGTACAGTCCTGAGAACTCTTTTTATTTAATTGCGTTTCCCGGTCAATCAGTTGTTTATTGTTTTGATCTTAAGGGCGCATTAGAAAACGGAGCTTACAGGGTTACTCGTTGGCCTTCTGTTGGTCATAAGTCGTTTGAGCGCAAGACAGACGGTACGTTACTTGTTGGTACGTCTCATGGCATTGGTAAATATGCAGGATATAGAGATAATTCATTAGCGTATCGTTTTAGGTACTACAGCCCCGGTTTGACTTTTGGCGAGCCTGCAAAAATTAAACTGTTGAAAAAAGTTAGGCCCACGATTGTTGGTGCTGCTGGCGCTACAATGTTTATAAAGTGGGCTTACGATTTTGGAACAGCTTTTAAAACTTATCAGTTTTTGGTAGGCAACCAGACCCCTTCGTTTTTTGGGGTGGCTGAGTTTAATGTGGGTGAATATACAGGCGGAGAACTAACCACTAAAAACGCTGTGTCAGGCACAGGGAATGGAAGTGTGATAACTATTGGCATGGAAGCTGAAATAAACGGCTTTGCCTTGTCTCTCCAAGAAATTAACGTATTAGCATTAATAGGTAAAACAGTATGAGCAATTATACAAAGACTACAAACTTTACCGCTAAGGACAGTTTACCTTCTGGAGATAGCAGCAAAGTTATTCGTGGTAGTGAGTTTGATACTGAGTTCAACGCGATTGCAACAGCTAACGCTACTAAAGCTGACTCAGCTTCTCCTACTTTTACAGGAACGGTTACAGTGCCAAACCTAACAATTACAGGTAATGTAGTTGTCAGTCTAGGAAGTGCAGATACCGTCACGATTGATGGAGGGACTTACTGATGGCACACGAGCCCGGACACGAAGGGGAAGAAGAAGGCGTTCTGTCTAGATTGCTTGGGCCGCTTCTAGGCATTGGCACGGCGGCTGGCGGCACAGCACTAACAAAAAGTGCGTATGACCGTTTAGGAGACATAGGCGATCAAGCTAAAAAAGAGGCTAATCTGTTGGCTGACGAAATAATGCCAATGACTCAGTTTCGTCCGTTTACTGTAACATCAACAACGGGCGGAGCTTTTGGTTCTAGGCCTACAACAACTACTGTAGTAGACCCAGAAACAGGAGTGTCGAGAGAAGTAGTTACTGGCACTGAAGCAACGTATGGCCTTTCTCCTGAAGAGCTAGCGTTGCAGGGACTGTTGATGGGCCAATCTCAGCAGTTCTTAGGTCAGTCTGCTCTTCCTATGGGACAAAGAGAAGCCGATGTGTACGAGCGTATTCGTGCAGTTCAGTCGCCTGAAGAAGAGCGACAACGGTTAATGTTGGAAGAGCGACTAGCTAATCAAGGACGACTTGGTGTACGCACTGGTATGTTTGGCGGCACTCCTGAAGCGTTTGCTATGGAGAAGGCACAAGCAGAAGCACGTAATCAAGCCGCTTTGATGGCTTTACAACAAGCACAAACTGAACAGGCACAAGCACAACAGATGGGTCTAGCGGCTCTGGGCGGTTCTTATCTGCCTCAAGCACAGCTTCTAAACGTACAACAGGCTTCTCAGTTGTTCCCGCAGATGCAACAGCAAGCTCAGTTGTTTGGTACTGGTCAGTTTGGCGAAACTAAGATGACAGGTATTGAGGCTCAGTTGATTGCAGAGCAAGCGCGAGCTAACCTGTTGGGTGGACTTGGCACAGGATTGTTAGGAGGGTTGTTTAAGCCCGTCGGCAACGCCGAAGACGGAATTACAACAACCATAGAACAAATTATACGTGGATTTGGATTTGGAGACGGGTAATGGCTAAATTTTCACAAGCGTTTTTACAAGGACTGCTTCAGCCTACGTATCAGCGAGGGCTGTTTGAGGCTGCTCGTGATGTTGCCCAAGCTCCTGCTGTTATGGGCCTCGAAAGAAAACGGGACGAACGAGCGCAACAGTTTCTAAACATGACGCCGCGTCAGCGAGGCCAAGAACTACTGCGGAGAGCCACTCGCTCTGGAGATGTAAGGGCTATGGCTGCCGCACAGAGCTTAATTGATAGCGCCACTGAAGCTGAGGGAAACAAGGTTATTCAACCGTTGATAACAGAGTTAAGTAACCCTGAAACAACCGAGGAACGCGCACAAGAGCTTAGGGTAGAAGTCTTTGACTTAGCAAGGGCCAACAACTTGAAAGAAGCTGACGTTAGAGCGGCTTTCAATGCGGCTAATAAGTCTCGTATAACCACGGGTTACGAGCAGTTGCTGAGGGAAACCCAAGAGCTTTCTATTGTGGCTAAAAGGGCGTTATCTGCTAACACAAGCAGAGAAGATTTCGTAGCACAATATGGGGAAGAAAACGGCTACATATATGACAACGAAAAAGACTTGAGGGAAACTGCTCAATTAAACTTGCAGATAACTAGAGAAAGAGTCCGTCTAGAAACTTTTCAGTACAACGACGAAGAGATGGGAAAATTAGGTCTAAGCGACTCTCAAATCACAACAATTAATGGCCTGAAAACAGGGCGGGAAAAAAACGCGGCGGTGGCTGCTGCTGTTAAGGCTAATTTTGACAAAGATACAACCATTAATGCTTCTCTGCTTAACTTCATGGCTGAATCTAGAGTGGCTGACATAGCTGAGAGAGAAAATTTAGATTTGGGTGATGAAGACGATGTTATTATAGCGCGGTCTCTAGCTAAAAAAGAAGTGCGGGAACTGTACAGAGTAGGTGGAATTGAGGGCGTAATTAACGCGCAAGTTGCTGCTGCAGGAGAGGCAACAGGTAGCACTGTTGCTCAAAATCAGGCAGCAATAGACGCTTTTATTGAATCTCTTGGTGTAGGTGATTAAAGTTTATGCTTACGTTTTCTCAAACAACTCAATTAGTTGAACTTAGAAAAATTGCTACAGAGCAAGGACGCGACGATGTTTTAACTAAAATTGATGCACTTCTGCAAGGCGAGACTCCACAAGATTCTATGTCGAGAGAAGGGCGTCAGCAGAAAGCAGAAGAAGACATAAAGCTACAACAGGCTGAGTTAACACAACTCAAAGACCAGCAACGCCAACTACTAGAGCTTGCTGATGCAGCAACAGCGGCTAATAGACCAGATGTATTAAACAAAATTAATACGCTTGCCACTTCAATAGACAAAGAAATCTTTGATATTGAAGACGTTACTGAAGAAGTTACTGGTGCTGGATCTGCTGCTCTTGAGGCTGTTTCTGGTGGTCTTTTAGGAGATGAGGCGCAGTCGTGGGTAGTCTCAGGTTTAACCGGAGAAGACTACGATTCAGTGCTGGAAGAAACTAGAAGAATACAGGAAGAGTTTGCTGAAGATCATCCTGCTATTGATTTAGGCATCCGCATTTCCGCCGGTCTTATTCCTTCTGCGAAACTGGCTAAAGCTGTTGGGGTTGGCACTACTTTTGTTGGCGGCGCTCTGCGGCAAGGCGGCCTGACGGCTGCAGAAATAGGTACGTACTCTTTTATGGAGGGCGAAGGAGGAGTAGAACAGCGGCTCCAAAACGTAGCGGAGACGTTCCAAAATCCTCTTGCACTAGGCGCAACCGCGTTGGCGGGTACTGTCGGCGGTATTGCAGGCCGAGGTGTAGGCAGGGCTCAAGAAATAGAAAGGTCTGTAGTACAAACCCTTGAGGAAGAAGGGAGAAAGCTACAGAGACTACGCACTGGAAAAGACGAAAGCGTAGGAACTGACGTTATCAACACAGCACAAATCTCTGGAGATCAGGCAGTCATTACTTTTTATAATCAAAACGGAAGGATGCCAAGAGGAATAGAGATTACTGATATATACAAGCAAATTGCTGAAGAGACGGGAATCCCTATTGGTCGAATCATGCAGCTTGAACTAAAGGCAGGCAAGAGAAAAGTAGACCTAGACTACAGAGAAAAGGACATCGGTGAGATACGGCGGCGAGCTAAGGTTAGCGGGGGGTTTGTTACTGAACAGCAAGCAATAGAGAGTCGAGGGTTCTTTAAAAACTTTTACGAAAGTAAGTTAGAGCCTCTTGTTTTAGTAGCTAAGAGGCGTGTAGGTGGTCGTGCCGCAGGAAACTTTCAGCGCATGGCTACTAACATGGCTCGCCAGCAACAGGCCTCAGATGCAGTACTTACGTCTGAGCCCGTTAAGAAGTTGGCAATAAGGCTAGAAAATGACTCAACTGGTGTTATCAGGCAGAGGATCTTAAATTTTTCTAACAGTAGTCTTGCATCTTCAGTTAGGCGCAAAGAGTTTAATGAACTTAAAAAGATGCTTGAAGACAAAGAAATGGACGGGCTACGAAGTCTGTTGCGTCTACGCATTGAGCAAGCAGGAGAATACCGAAAGTTTGTTTATGGGGCTTTGCCTGTAGATCCACTGTACCTTCCTTCACAAACCTTATCTCAAACGCAGTTATCACATACTTTAAGAAGGCGCAATATGCCTGAAAACGCTGTTGATGCAAACATGATGCAGAGAAAGCGTGGTTACTTAACAGCAGATGAAGCTAAGGAGTACGAAAATCCTTTAGTTGTGTTGCGAGATAAGCTATCTGCTGACGAGGGCGTAATTCAGCTCCATAAAAATTTTAAGCTAGACAACATTTTAAACAGAGTAAGGAACGAGACCGCCTCAATTAAGCAAGTGCAGAAGGACATAGAGGCGGGCACGGCTTCTTTTACACAGCTTAAGGCTGCACTTAGAGAAGAGGGTGCGGGAGAAAACGTAGTTGCAGAAGCAGTAGACTTAGTAAGGTCGCTTATGGTTAACGGAGCAAGGGGGCCAGACGGCTGGCTAGCCAACCTCCGTAAACTAGGGTACATGGGAACTATCGGTAACCCGTATAGCGCCCTGCTGAACTTTGGAGATGTGTCTAACACGGTAGTTAACTTTGGTCTTAATAATACAACGGCAGGAGTTGTTAACTATCTGAAGAAAAACAATCTTGCTGTGAGCGTTGACGATGTTGGTCTAGCTAATCAGGCAACAGGTGAATTTCTAAGGGAAGGCGCAACAGCTTGGAACCGCAGGCTTAATACTTTATCTGAGTACACTTTTAAGGGTTCAGGCTTTAGAGGTGCGGACGTTGCAGGAAAAACCGTGACACTAAACGCCGCTATTCAACGCGGACGCCAGATGGCTGCTGATGGCACACTAGCTAAAGAATACGGATGGCTGTTTAA